GCGGACAGCACCACAGCCCCGCCTATTGACTACGTGGCTCCGTAAGTTTACGCCGAGGGAAACAACCCTATAATTTTTAAATGAAAACTCAACGTTCTATGCCTAGGTTCACAGAACTTGGATATCCGGTGCTTGGGGAAGACCTCCATCACCGGATTTTTGGTAAGCAGAAACCAACCGAAATGTCTCGGTTGGCACAACGAAAAGCAGAGAGTTTGCTCGGAGAGTTTGATATTCAAACTCCGGTTGACTACCCCGAGCATCTGTACGACGGACCGTTGCCTCTACCTGAACTGAAAGGCGACACGCTCACTGAGCACTTTGAAGACATTGCCGGAGAGCAAGTCGGAGAGTACAAGAGACTCGCCGATGAGTTCGCCAGTTGCAAGTTGCCGGAGATCCCCCCAGTTGAGGCACTTGTGTTCAAACCCGGTTGGGTGCGGTACACAAAGGTCAGGGGAAAGTGGAAGACTGAGTCCGTTCCGTATCCGCTCGAGAAAGCATTCACCTACGACACCGAGACGTTCGTGCATGGCGGTGCCTTCCCCATCATTGGGACTGCCCTTAGTTCCAAAGCAGCTTATATCTGGTTAGCATCCGAACTCATCGACCCTTCAATTCCAGAAGAATCGTGGGATCAGTACGAACTGATTCCGATTGGGGAAAACCGGTTTGTAGTAGGCCACAATATCAGCTACGACCGAGTACGTGCGCGCGAAGGCTACTCCCTGGACCGCACCAAACCCGAAAACTTTTACTTCGACACTCTGTCCGCACACATCGGCGTATCCGGTTTGGCTGGCGGTCAGCGGTGGCTGTACGTTTTGGCAGGCAAAGACCCCGACAACTTGACAGACGACGAGAAGAGAAAACTCCGGTACGCACCGAAGTGGCTGGACGAAGGTTCCACCAACTCTCTTGTTGCGGTGTACAACTTCCATGTGTACGAAGTTCGCAAATACTTCGGCGACGACGCTTTCCAGCTTGGCAAAGAAGACAAAGCCGTCCGAGACATCTTCGTCAAGGCAACCGAACTGAGTCAGATACGGCAGATGCTGACTGAGGCCGTCGATTACGCCGTTAAGGACGCCTTTTACACCGCCGAACTCTTCCAGGCACTCTGGCCCAAGTACCTCGACTCCACTCCTTCTCTCGTGGGACTCTGCGGGCACTATCACCTCAACGGGTCCATCATTCCTCTTGTCCCTGACTGGGAGGACTGGATCAAGAATGTTGAGCGAGTGTTCGAAGAGCACAATGCTGAGATGACTCAGATCTGTAAGGATCTGGTTTGGGCCTATTACGAAGAATGGCGTGATCGTTATTGGGCAGAACCCGGCATGGCCGAGTCCTGGATCGCCAAAGACCCCTGGCTGTCTCAATTAGACTGGACGGTCAAGTCGGAAAAAGGTAAATACGCCCATGTCCCGAACTGGGTGCGCCCATTTGTCAAGGACCCTGACACTCACATTGGGGTCAAGAGCAATCTCTCTCACCTTCTTCTAAAACTCACTTGGGAAGGCACACCCATGATTCTGACAAAGGACATGGGATGGTGCTTCCACAATGAGGACGGGGTTCTGACAAAAATCCCGCACCCGAAAGGGACGAGTGACAATGTGGGGGGAGTCCTGAGCAAAGACTTCGTTGATGACATGAAGGTGGGTCGGTTGAACTCGGAGCTACCCGAAGCAAAGCGTGCACTTGAGATCGCAAACTCAGTGTCGTACTGGACTTCTGTTCGCAAGCGAGTCATGGATCGCATCTTCCTACCCGCTGCCAACCCCCACGGTGAGGATGCTCTGGTGACTCTTCCTGAGATCCTCTGCCACGGGACTGTCACTCGGCGAACCGTGGAATCGCTCATGGTTACCATGTGCTCCACCAAAAACTGGCGGATTGGCACTGAATTGAAGTCACGGGTACAGGCCCCGGACGGTTGGAAGATTGTCGGTGCTGACTTTGATGGTCAGGAGATGCAGATTGCCAGCATCTACAGCGACAAGTGGGAAGGGGGACACGTCGGGTGTTCGCCATTCGGTTACAACGTTTTGAGCGGAAGCAAGGAAGCAGGCACGGACCCGCACTCTGCGCTCGCGAAGATTTGCGGAGTGGATCGGGACACTGCAAAGATCGTGGGTTTTGCAATCCTGTACGGTGCCGGAGTTCGCGGAGTACAGAACTACATTCGGCGCAAGTACCCCGAGAAAACTCCGGAGGAAACAAAAAAACTGGCATTCACTCTGCTGCAGAAAAAGAAGGGGCAGGCACGAAACGGGGTCTACGAGGCGGGTCTCGACTCGGGTGCGTTCAACTTGATGGAAGAGATCTCCATGCGTTCGCGTGTGCCTCAACTTCCATGCCTGGGCACAAAAATCTCAACTGCCATGCGTCCGTCTGCTGTCGGCGACGACTTCAAAACAGGTCGCACCAACTGGACGATTCAAGCGTCCGGTGCTGAGATCCTCTCAATCATGCTCACTGCTGTTCACTGGTTGGCGGATGAGTACAAGATTCCTGCGCGATTCGTGCTCAGCATTCACGATGAGATTTGGTTCATGACTCCGGAGAGATACGCTGAGCAGTTTGCTGTGCTCTTCCAAATCGCGCACATGTACACCTGGTCCCTCTTCCACTCGGCCGTTGACATTCCTGATCTCCCGCTCTCTCGTGCCTACTTTTCCTCTGTGGCGATCGACGATCGCCTTCGCAAATCGCCAAAAGAAAAGACAATCACTTTGTCAAATCCTGGAGGAGAGAAGGAAGAATTCGGTGTCGAGTATTCAATGCACGAACTCTCCGAGATTGGTGCCATTGACAAACTCAAAAAACGCTACAACGCAATCCAAAAAGGAGTCATCTGATGAAAAAGCAAAAGAAGTCTCGTGTTGACACGGTCGGTGTGATGCTTTTCAAAGGCATTCACGACACATATTATCTCACGATTCCTTACGATAAGAAAAATCGAGTCATTCCCTCATCTGTGGAATGCGCCTACAACTCTCGTTACTTCTCCCCTCAACAAACTATCAACATGCTTCGCACACTCTAATGGCTCTCCCTCTTCCTGCTGACGCTGACTTCCGCAAACACTGCGTCGGGTTTTGGCTCGACGACGTTGACGACCGGCTTGAAATAGGTCGAGTTGAAGACGCTGAGTTCAGCTGGAAAGAAGCCAACAACATTTACCTCTCACTCCCGCCTGGACATGGGGACCTTGCTCTTGAGGACCGACTGACTCAGCAACGGGTAAAACTAGACAAACGCATCAGCGCAACCAATGAGAACAATCACTGAAGACACGGTACAAGCAACACCGGTAACCAAGAAAAAAGCCATGCCAAAACTTGAAACCTTTACTACCACCCTTAGCGACGGTCGTGAAATCACCATCCGGGAAATGACCGGTCGTGACCTCATTTACATGGAAAAAGACCTGTCGAAAGCAGGCGATGTGGAACGAGGAATGAAAATCATTGAGCGTCTGATTGTTGGTGATGATAAAATCACTTACGAAGAGATTCTCGACCTCGGAGTCAAAGACTTCCGCAAACTCAGCGACCTGGTTACAAAAGCAAACGGCACTGAGGACGACGAAGACCCAAACTAATCAGTGAGGACCTTGAAGACTTCACTTACTTAGTGACAGTCAATGAACAAGGTCCTTTCCACTTTCGGGAACTTACTCCAAAGGACTTTTACTTCGCACAAATATTGAGAGCAAAAGAAGATGCAAACTTTACTCCTTTAATTTTGCGTCTTTTGCTGAATCAAAACGTACTTGACAACGTTTCAGCCTCCTCTTTTCGCACCGCATTGAAGTGGGTCAACGATAATATTCTCAGTGAGAAACTTCTGACCGTTGAAAACTGGATGGAGATTAGCTTCCATCTATGCAAACAACGTTGGGACTCCTCAATGGACTGGCTGGAAACTCAACCAATGAGTAAAGTATTGCTCATGGTTGACATCCTTCAAAAACATGTCGAGAGAGAAAATAGCGAGATTAGAAAGTCCTCACGGAGAAAGTAATGATTGAGTTTCGAATACAAGGCCGAGGGTTCCAACCTTTGAATGAACGTTGGTGGCCCACAACTCAAAAGCAGTGGGCAACAAAACTCTTGCAGGAGAACCGAAAGTTTTGGCCTCAGGAAAAAAGTCCCTTCACAGGGAAACCCTGGAAAGAGCTCAGCCCAAAGTACAAACTTTGGAAAGAAAAAACTCAACCCGGAAACCCCATTCTAAGGTACAGCGGAAAAATGCAAGACTCCGCGAAAATCTTACCGAAAGGAACCGGGTTTGAAGTCAAAACAACACCATACGGGAAATACCAGCAATTTGGCACAGCCCGACTCGTTGCAAGACCTTGGATGGGAGTGCCAGATTCATCAATCCCGTCTCTCACTTCCATTGCTTGGAAGAACATTTTATCCCCTTAATCAAATGACTCGCAGACAGACAACCAAAACAACCGAACCTGAGAAGACTGAAGTGGTCTCAGACGTGGTTGAGATCCCCAAAGAACCAGTGAGCCTCGAGACTCAAGTCTCCGAAGAACCGGTCGAAGCACCTGCAGCACCCACTCCCGAGAAACTCCAGACCGACTTCCGCGAAAAACTCACAAAGAAGACAGACAATGAAGACCTGTTTGTTCCCGCGAATCCGGCCGCCCTGGAAAAAGCAGCAAAGGAAGTTGCCAAGGAGCAAGGGTTTGACCTGAATCGAGGCAACTCGATTGGCGCACGTTTGATTGCTCGTTCACAAAAGAGATTCTGATGACCGTCTCCCTTCCCTTTCAGCAGGAACACACTTGGCGAAAACTCGGGTATTTGTATTTCACAAACTCCCTCGACTACCGAGATGTTCTTCTTCAAAACTCACAGTGGAAGGTCACGGAATTGCCCCCGATTGGGGCACAGATTGAGATATCCCCCTCAGGCAATAACGGAGAGACGCCTGGGGGATTGACTCAAGGGTCATTTATCTTCGGACTTCCAAACGGCGAAGCAGCACTTGAGATATTTCCATTTGATACAACAGACGAATACGAAGCTTCTCTTTACCGATACACACTACAAGGGGTCGTTGAGAGAGACTCAATCAATGGTTTAACTTTCGACAGCAGTCAGGCAATTACAGGGATCCAAAAAGGGTAAAAACCTTTATAGTAAGCTCAGCCACTACGGTGACCTAAACGGAAACCGCCCTCGCCGGTAGCCGAGCCGAAAAAAGAGGGTACACTCCTGTAATAACATGGCAACTTTTTCTCTCGGGAGCAGCGCAGCTACGCCTGGCGCTCCTGGTGTTTATATTAATGAGCAGGCAGGTAAAGCTGCAAACGCAGCAATTGCTGACTTCAGCACTGTTTACATGCTCGTGGAAACAGAGGAAAGCGTACCTGTAACACGCTTCCCCTTTAACGTCCCCGTTCCTGTTACTTCGCTCAATGACTACAAAGAGCTGATTCGCGTTGGTACTTCAACCGTTCCCGACCAGCGAATTCCCCTGCTCAGCTACAATTGCGTCAATGAGTTCTTCCAGAACGCTCAAGTTGGCGACCTGCGCGTGGTTCGCGTAGGTACTCCGGACCAAATCGTCGAGATTGAGTTCAACCCCGCCACCACCAAAATCAACAGCACTGACCTTCCTTCGGCTCTGTTCGCTGGAAACAAAGTGTATGTGCAGATGACCATCAACGGTCTGAAGCTGGTGGCCGGTGACGGTTCGACCGGTTACACCTCGGATGGCGAATGGCTCGGTGTTCCCGTTGAGATTCCTGTGACTTATGTTGCTGGCGATGAAGCCAACAACCGCAAGATTTCTGCTGCTATTGCTGCTGCTGTCTCCGAGGCGATTGAGTCCAACCCTGCTGTTCGCAGCTCGGTTTACGTTCGTAAGACCGGAATGGTGAACGACGTTGACCCTTCCAGCAACTCTGAGAACAGCTACGTCACGATTGCTGCCACAACTTTCAACGGCAACGTTTCGGTGATTACCGAAGTTCTGCCCGTGGGTAGCAACTTCGTGTTCATGCAAAATGCCTACGTTGTGAATAACATCGTTGGCGGTTCAGTTTCGCTTGAGCGTGTTCCCCAGGACTACACTCAGTGCATCACAACTGCCTTTGACGGTCAGCAAGATCAAGGTTACCTGATCACTCCGACCGCCTACGCTCAGTTTGACGCTGCTGGTCGTGCTCTCGTGGGCGCCACTGCTGCTGCTCATTGCGAGAATAATAACTACAAGTGGATGGCCCTGGCTGATCCCGGTCCCTTCCTCGTGACTGACGTTAACGAGTACCAGGACTTTGTCCCTCACAAAGCTGCTGCTGACCTGAACGAAGGAAGCAAGTACCTCGTAGATAATGTTATCTACAAGTGGGTGGGCAACGACATCAGCAACCCCCGCCTGACCCATCAGACCATTGTGTTTGGTGAGAACGCTGCCACCGCAATCAACGAGTCGGCCAATATTGTTGCCGATGGCTCTCAAGTTGGTCTTCTTGACCCTGCAAAGTATGACATCAGTGCCGTGCCCACCGCCTCGGAAGGCGTCTTTGGGCTTGGTACTGCCGCCTACTGGCCTGTAACCCTGCCCATTCAACAGGTAACTCTGAGCAATGCCGGTGGAGACTACTCCGCTGTTTACGTTCGCGGTTATGCTGACGATGCCGCTCTTCTGACCGGTCCCGTATTCGGTATCAATGCAATCACCACAGTGGGTCTCCCGGCTAACGGAACTTACACCGGTGAGACTGTTACCGGTGGTGGTGGTGTTGGCCTCCTTGCTACGGTTGTTGTAGCGGCTGGCGTGATCACCTCCGTGACCATTACCAATGGCGGTAATGGGTACTTGGTTGGTGCAACTCTTACTTTCACCAACCCCCTTCTGACTAGCAGCACTTTCAACGTTCAAAGCGTTGACATTCAGCAGAATATCTCAGGCACAGAGGTATACGTAGTTGCTGCCCCTTACGACCTGTCAGTCGACTCCGAGTACTCACGTAACTACGTTCTGCTCACCACAAACGCAGTGGACGCTTCGAGCGTTTACAACAACGTGGTACTTGCTGGTGGTTCGAACTACGTCACTCAGACACCAATCGGTGCTGTGTATATCCCGAGCCCCACTGGAGATGTTGCTATTCTCTCCTACTCTGATCCGTACTGGAACCTGCCCGTTAACATCAACGGTCAAACTTCCGATCTGATTGAGAATATCTCGGGTGCTCCTGTGGGTGTCAACACTCTGCACCTTCCCGCTACACTTCAGGACGCTACAAACTCTTACGTCCTCAACTGGGTGAGCCGGACAATCCTCAACCCTTCGACTCTGATTTCCTCCTACGGTGGAACCATTGTCGCTGCTGGCTCGGCTTCGTTCGACGTTGTCAGCCACAACCTGCGTAGCGGTCAGCGTGTGTTCTTCACTCAGCCGATCACTGTGACAAGTGGGTCCACCACTTCGAACCTGATCAGCGCCACCACCAAACTGGTGAGCCGTCCGTACTGGGTGAAGGTTATCGACCAAAACTCGTTTGCTCTGGCGAACTCTCTGGCTAACTACACCACCGGTCAGTTCATTGCGTTCCCCACTTCGGGAACCATCAGTTCCACCCCAAGCATCTTCTACACTCAGGTGCTGGGTCGCGGTCTGACTACTATCAGCCCCATCGAACTGATCACTCTGCCGATGGTTCGTGCTCGTAAGTATGAGTTCGACACCAACAACATCTGGAACCAGGCTCTGAGTGCTTCTGTTGCTCCGACAGGAGTTACCGTTGCAAACACCCCGAACACTTCGATCTATCTGAATAACTCTGCTGTTATTCTTGGTGAGGATCAAGTTTCTCCGTTCGGCGAAGACATTAGCTCTTCGACACAATGCGGTTATCTGCCGAAGATGAACCTGGTCGATCCCGACCCGACTCCCACTTCGGCTACTCTGAACGCCTACTGCGTCCCCACTGTGGACCAGTTCTTCCAGGCTGAAGCCTACCTCGTTCCCGCCATCGACCCGATTCTTGTCGGTACGTACACTGGCGTCGCAGCCTCCGGTATCATCGGTCCGGCTGCAACCCTCGGTGTTGCGACTCCTGGCGTAGGTATTCCGAACGGCGTTTACAACAATGTTGTGTGCACCGCTGTTGGTCCTTCCACCGGAACAGGTCTCACTGCTACGGTAACCGTTTCGAGCGGTGCTGTTCAAAGTGCAGTGGTTAACAACGCTGGCCAAGGTTTCCAGGCTCTGGACGTTGTGAATCTTCCTGCGTTCTTCCTGGGTGCCCAGCTGAACATCGCTACAATCAACAAAGCAAATGGCAGCATCGCGTCTGTTGTTGCTTCCGGGTATGGCGCTCAGCTCGGTCTCACTCTGGGTGACACCGCTGCTCAGATGACCTATGACCAGTCTCTTCTGGCTGGCTGCTACTTTGATGTCATTGCCGATGGTACCGCCCCCGACGGCGCTGCCGTTGTGACTGGCGATCGCCTTGTTCTGACATACAATGGCAGCTCTTATGCTTGGGTGATCGTTCCCGCTGACGCCCTGGGTGGTGATTTGACCTCCGCAGGTCAACCCTGCTACGGCAGTCAGGTCGAACTGACCTTCTCCCCTGAGCAAGCAGTTCCCCAGAATCTGTGGCGCTTTGACGCTGTGACCTCCACTGAGATCTTCGATAAGGCTCTGCGTGGTGCTGACAACAGCGGCGTCCCTCAGGCTGTGTTCGTGGAAGCTGGAGTTGATAACGTGAACCGTCTCTTTGACGATTCGCAGCGTTACTTCAACCCGTTCGGCTTCATCGCCTACTACGGTCCTTGGATCGAGAACGGTGCTGGCCAGTACATCCCGCCTTCGCCTTACGTAACTGGCGTCGCTCTGCGTCGTTACCGTTCCGAAGGTTACCAGTTCCCGCCCGCTGGCGTCAAGTTCCAGCTGGCCGATGCTGTGGCTGCCCAGATTCCCATCAACTCGGCTCAGCAAAACCTGCTCAATCCGAAAGGTTGCAACGCTGTTCGTACCCTTCCTGGCTATCCGCAGTCCGCTGTGTTCATCTGGGGTGGTCGCACTCGCGTCAATTCGGACGATGCTCAGCAGCGTCTGTACCAGTTCGTCAACACTCGCGTCATTCTCAACGTGGTGTATGGCTCGCTGCGCAGTGCTTTCGACAGCCAGATCTTCAACGTGATCGACGGCTTCGGAATTATCTACAACCAGATCATTAGCATCGGTAATAGCATTCTGAACCAGCTGTACGTTCGGGGCGCACTCTTTGGTGCTACTCCTTCTGATGCCTTCCAGGTTATTTGCGATGAGCGAATCAACCTGCCTGAGAGTCTTGAGAATGGAATCGTGAGCGCGAAGATCTTCGTGACCCCTGTTCCCACTCTCGAGCGTATCCAAATCGACCTCATCCGTGTTGCCATCGGCAAGATGCAAGAGGAGTTGGATATTCAGGGTCTCGGAAACGGTAGTATCTGATGATCGAGAGAGTCAAAATGCACAGGGATCTAAACCTCAGACTTCCCGAGACTCTCTTTTTTCACCTTGAAAAGCAAGCGGAGGAGCAAGGAATCTCTCTTGATGATCTTTGCTTCTCCCTCCTTTCTGGTCAAAAACAAGACGGCACTCTCGTGGAACCAACCTTCTATCCTTCTCTTCAACTCGACGTGCTGAGGAAGGAAGTTCGAAAAGTAATTGAAAGCGACTTACCCGTCGAGGAAGTTCGCAAACGAGTCAATGCAATTGAGTTTCACATTTCTCGCAGGTACATTCGATGAGTTCACCAGTCGTTCTGTCTCCTTCGATACGAGGAATTACTTATCCTTTGACAGTGGTAAATGGGAATCTTGCAACAAGCACTGATTATGCTTTGGTGACTCAACAGATTCGCAGTGTAATCGAGACAAGATATTATGAGCGAGTCATGAGGGCAGAGTACGGAATAGGGGACTACGTTCTTGAAATCCTTGATCCGAGTGTTATCTGCTCTTCAATCCAGTACAGCATATTGCAAAACGTAGATGGTCTCACAGACCTAAGTGTTCTAGGAGATTGGAAGACAGGCGGAGAGAATGGATTGTTTATAGTTGGGATTACATACGCAGTAAACGGAGTTCCTCAACCACCGCTGACATTCACGTTAGCGAACTGACCGGGTAAAACTAATCAACGTAGGGCAAATCACGAGAGACTTGGATGGCACAACGATTCAAGACAGCACCAGTCCCATCGGGTGAAGTCGCTAAGTACACAAGCGATCCGTATAATTTATCGTCCATTTACATGTTCGGTAGTTCCTCTCCCTTCACGGGGCAGGGGAATACCATTGTACGTCCGAACGATGACCTATTAATTAGCAAGGGCGGCAATCGCGCACTTATCGTCTATCAACGATTACTGTACGATGAGCAAGTTCAAGCATGTTTCCGTAAACTTCTACAGGAAGTAACGTCGAGACCGTGGTTCGTCCAAGAGTATTCGGACAAACCCGGTGACATGGCCGTGAGAGACTTCGTTGCAGAAGTTCTCGAAGAGATGAATATTGACGAGTTGTACACAGGAATGGCGGAGGCGATCATCACCGGCTTCTCTGTCGGTGAGATCATGTGGAAGAAGACGAAGAGAGGAGTCATTCCTTTTGATGTTCGCATGCGTGACCAACGTCGTTTTGTATTCCAGGAACAAGAAGACTCGAAAGAAGGTTTTACGATGAGGGTCCTGACCTTCAACCGCATGTTTGAGGGTGTGGAGTTGCCACAACGAAAGTTCATTGTTTCTCGCTACTATGTTTCGCATCAAGGCGACCCCTATGGCGCTGCACTTGGTCGCATTCTTTACCCGCTTGTCAAGTTTCGCCGTCGCGCCATCGAGTCATACGTACTCTACGGTGACCGCTACGCTACGCCGACAGCTGTTGCAAAGGCTCCGCTCTCCGCAAGCACGCGAGAGTTGGACACACTTTACGGACATCTCTCCAACCTGTCCCAAGAAACCGCAATGATTCTGCCCGAGGGGTACGAACTTGAGTTTCTTAATCCTTCTGGATCTCCGGAGGTTTTCAAGAATCTGATTGACTACATTGACAAGGAGATCGCTTTGGTTCTGTGCGGAGAGAACGAAGCAGGCATGGCGGAAGCAGGTTCACGTGCTTCTTCTCAAGTTGCAAACACAGTGAGAGTGGTGAGAGCGAGCGAACTCTCAGAGATGCTTTCAAAGACCCTCACTCAAACTCTCGTTCGTTGGATTGTTGACCTGAACTTCGGAACGGATGTTGCTGCTCCGTACCTGACACGAGAGTTCCGCATCGAAGAGTCACCTCTCACGATGCCCGACGTTGCTCTGCTGATCCAGTCCGGGTACACTCCGCGCAAAGAATGGATTGAACGCCACTTCCGTGTGGAACTGCAACAGAAAGACACCGAAGCAACGGCAACCACTCCACCTGACCAGGCACCAGTTGAGGAACCTGCAGAGGAACAAGAACTCTCGGATGAGGATTTGTTGAAGGAAATCTTCGGCGATGACTACGAAATTCCGGAGGAGGAAGGCAGTGAGGAAGAAACCTCAGGGAAGAAACCGTTTGGAAAGAACGAAAAGATAACTGAGGACGAAGCAGTTGAGATCGATCAAAAGTAGGGTAAAATTACGCTAATGGGTCACGAATAGAACTGTGTTCACCAAAAAAATACACGTTTTCAAATCCGGAGATCAAACCTCCGCCCAGGGTGTTCAGAGGAACTTCTCTGATAAGGACCTTCAGCAGGTTGTCGACACGTATGATCCCGACATCCACGAAGCACCTTTGGTCATAGGTCATGCTGGCGACAACGACAGTCTTCCTTCTTACGGGTGGATCAAAGGGTTCAGCAAGCAAGGGGGGAATCTTTACGCTGACGTAGAGTTTACCGATGCTGCAAAAGACTTAGTCAAGAATGGGCACTATCGCAAAGTGTCTATTTCGTTCTACTCCCCTGAGTCTGCGATCAACCCTCACAAAGGGAAGTGGAGTGCCCGACACCTTGCCTTGTTGGGGGCATCCCCCCCTGCGGTCAAGGGTCTGGAACCTTTCTCTTTCTCCGAAGAGGAAGGAGTCTACGACTTTGCTGTGTCTCTGTCTCCCTCGGACATCTTTGACGAGAAACTCGGACCCACTCTCATCGTGGAGAAGAGTCCCCTTGAGATGCTGCGAGAGAAACTCGACGCTGTTCGTCTGGACGTCTCCAGCGCAGTCAAAGATCTGCAAGAAAATCAACAGTCTCAATCCACTGAAAAGTCCGCAGATGCAGATGCCTCGTCAATCGAACAACCTGACGCGGCGCAAATGGCGAACCCAGACGCGCCACAGTTCAAAGAAACCAACAAACACACGGGTCGTGAAGGCACTGAAATTGCTCAGCAAACGGCTGACCTTGAAGATCAATTTCCGGAAGAGGAATTTATGGACCAACAGAACATCAGCCGGAAGCACGCCAAAGGTGCCCACGGCCAAGTCATGCAAGTCGTAGAAAACGTCTACGAGGAAGCTCACAAAGAATCGACTGCTGAGCGCAAAGAAGCTGCCGACCGTGGCTTCGAAGCAAAGCGTCAGAAAAAAGAAGGTCACAAGGGCGAAGCCCATGAGACCAAAGAGATCATGAAAATGAAGGACAAAGATCTCGCCGACGAGCATGGAGAGATGCCTGACTTCATCAAGAAGAAAATGGCAGAAGAGCACGGCGAAATGCCCGCTGCCTTTAAGAAAAATGCAGAAAAGATGAAGGCCAAAGCCAAAGCTAAAGACTCTGCTGAGCACGGTGAAGACGACGACGAAGACGATTACGCCGAGGGCGACGAATTCGGTCGTTATGAGACCGCACGTTCGTCTGACAACGGTTATGCTGATCGGATGAAAGTCGGTAAGCAGGGTGCAGACGGCAACACCATGCGCATGAAGACTGCAAAGTCTGGTGAACAAGATGCTGACCGTATGCACACTGCCAAGGAGGACGCTGAGTTTGAAGGCCCCCAGCGAATGAAGACCGCCAAGTCGTCCAAAGCTGACGCCGACGGTGAAAGCCGTTGGGCCGGTCAGGAAGACGGCTACGACCAAGTGACCAACATGGACCAGTATGATGCTGGTGCTGGTGACTACGGTGTGAACTCGCCCAAGACTTCGGACGGCAGCGACCCCTATGGTCGTGACGAAACCGAAACCAAGATGCCGACCGAGTCGGAAGAAATGCCCGATGACGAAGTGTTTGCTGTGCAAACAACCAACGTCATGAGCGACAAGAACATGCGTGTTCTTCGTCAAACTTCCAGCCAAGGTCGCAAGGCAGTTAAGGGTGGCGCTATCCCCAACTTCGGCGAGCCCGAAGCCGACGAAGAGACCTCTGAGCTGGGCGTGACTGCCCATGGTGAGGGTGCTGGCAAGCCGTCGAAAGCCAAGCAGCTGACTCCTGGCGGCATGGACACCGTTGACGACCCGGCTGAAGTGGTCGGTCCCGACGGTGCCTTTGCTGAGCGTGGCGAGAAAAAGTCCACCGCAAAGCAGCTGACTCCTGGTGCTTTTGACAAGGTAGATGAAGCTGACCAAACCGTTGGTCCCGACGGTGCCTTCGCTGAGGGTGGCGTGGTCGGCAAGAAGTCCAAGGCGAAGCAACTGACTCCTGGTGCTCAAGACTCTCTGACCGACCCTGCTCAAGTCAGCAAGAAGTCGGGTGGCGTGTTCGCTGAAGAGCATGGCGAGAAGAAAGACCCGTACACCAAAACCGGCTTCGGTTCGACTTACGACGAAGGCGAGGGTGACTCGGGTGTTGACGAAGGCGAAGAGGACTACAACGAACTGTCCGCCGATCACTGCGGAATGAACTACGGCATGGGCTCCATGGGTCAGGCTCGTGCAGTTGGCTTCCCTCAGCAAATGTACGAGGAGCTCAAGAAGCTCAAGGCTGAGCATGCCGAGCTCCAAAAGATGTACATGGAGAAAGAGATCTCGCATCGCAAGAGCAAAATCTCCAACTTCGTGGAAGCTCTTTACGAAGAGGGTCGCCTGACCGATGGCGTTATGCCTCAGGATGAACTGCAGTCCTACTGCGAAGGTCTTGAGTTCGGAACTCTTGAGTTCTCCGAAGGCGAGACTGCTGCGACCAAACTGCTCAACCTGCTGAGCAATCTGCCTCCGATGGTCTCCTTCGGTGAGGTTGCTGGTGGTTCGTTCCAGTACGCCGAAGAGGACCTGGATCCTCATCAGCGTGCGCTGAAGATGGTTGCCGAATCCGACGGTGGTCTCGACTATGTCGAGGCACTGAAGAAGGCAATGTTCTCCTGAGGGTCAAGGTATGGATCTCCTCTCAATGGTCTCCATGGTCACGAAGAGGAGATCCGATTACTTTGAGCAGGCCAAAACTCTAGCCAAAAAATACCCTTCGCAATCAGCACTCGAAGAGAGAATGAAGGAGGAGTCAATAGCTCTTGTCAAAGGGTTACGTGACAAACTCATGCGATGGGAAGAATATGAGAGAAGTCTCACCGACAAAACTCTTGTTTCTGCCTTGGCTTCGGTCATTATTGGCGTCAAAAACGAAAAAGTTAACGAGAGTATGGAGCAAACGTGGCCAATTATTGTTGGCGACATGCTTCCACCTCTCACGCAATTTTTGGCAGAGACCAAAACATATCTCGATAACGGGACTCTTCGACTCGGCGATCAAACGCAAGATTTTGCGGACGGTTTCGGAGACGTGATTCCCGGTGCTATTGACCTCGATGCTGACGAACTCGATGGAATCAGTCCCGAAGAGGACGGTGAACTCGAAGCGAGTCAGGGACGAGCACAAGGGCAAACATGGGGTGCCCTGGCAGGTCGTGTCTCACGATACATTGCCACTTCTACGTTTTCATTCGTTGCTTTAGGTGCTTACATTCTAGCACAAAAACTCGGATACAAAGAAATGCGTAGAATGGACCGACACGATAAACGAGTCTGCCCTGATTGCAAATCATACGGTGAGTCAGGTTGGCAACCAATCGGCGAACTTCCAATGCCCGGGAAAGGGTGTCGGTGCTATGATCGGTGTCGTTGTCGAGTTGAATACCGATGA